TAGAATTAGAATTGAATTTCTCTTTTAACATTTTTCTAGTTTCATAGATAGAACCATTATAGTAATCATGATTACCACAAACAAAGTAAATTGGAATTTTGCCACCCAAATACATTTCCATCATTCTAAGATGAATCTCTAAAACTTGACTCTCAGAAATGTCTCCAGTTATTACTAAACCATCCGGTTCATGTTCTAAAATTTTATTACAAAATTCTCTTATACGTTTTTCATCCAAAAAATTAAGATGACAATCTGTAATCCAAACTAAATTCATTCTAAACCTCTTCTATTTACGAACTTGACTTTATTATTCAAATATGTAATATTAGGAGTATATCACAAGGAAGCGCTAATGAGCAAATGGTTTGTCAAATATAAAATTAACAACAAGTTGAAATGGGATATTTATGAAGCCAAACATACTTGGGAAGTCAAAGATATCTGTAAAAACAAGAACAATTCCAACGACATTGAATTCATTGAAATTGAAGCTTATAATATTAATCTTTTAACTGAGGAAATGTTGCACGAATTGAGAATGAAAACTATAACACTAGTTTAGTGATTCTTCACTTGAATTAGTAAATTCTTCACCGTCTTTTAGTGATTCATCTAACTTTTTCTGGGCTTCGTAAGCTTTCTCAACTAATTGTTCAACCATAGTGTTGTATGCTTCAACGTATTGAACTGTCGGGATAATCTTATCGGTTCCCTCTTCAACTTCCATTTCAACTGCTCTTAAATGATCAACTATGTTTGTCCCAGTTACAATACTAAGTTGTACCAATTCTCTTATTACAGCAATCAAATCATCTGTCATCTTAAAAACTTTATTATCCGACATTTTTACCTCTATACTATAGTCAATTTTATCAACTTAATACCATTTGTATACTTATCATTTAGTGTTATCCACAAATTCTTTATACTTTTTGGCTAAATTATAGAACTTATCAGCGTCTTCTGGCTTCATAGAAAAACAATCAAAATCTCCATAAGAAGTTTTGTAACCAAATATGTACTTTACAGCAATCCAAAGTCTTTTGTACCAAGACCTATGTTGCCTAAGATATACTGAAGTATATAAAGCATCTTCTGGGCACCTTTCATCTGGGATGAATGTAAACTTCAACATATGTTCTGGACTATAACATTGGCACTCAAAATATATGTTCACATCATCTGACATATCAAGTTTTTCCATTCTTTTTATCTTTAACAAAACCAAGAATTCCATAGCCAATTAAATCTTTATAAGATTCTGTTACTTCATTAGAGTTATTAAATTCATTAATTATTCTACATATTTTTTCCAATACATGTATTACAAACATAGATTCTCCAATTTTATCTTTATTGATTCCATTTGGGTATAAAATTTCTAGTATTTTACCTATTTTAGAATCTACTTTGCCGTATTTAATTTCTTTGTATTCTATTTCTTTTAGAACTGATTCTATTATTTCCAACATAAAATTATTATACCATTTTTATAGTTTAAGTTATACTATTATTATGGATTTAGAATATAACTATATTGTTTATTGTATTAAAAGACCAAATCATACTAATGATTTTAGGAGATATATAGGAGTTTCGCATAACTCAAGCACTTGGAATCCTTATAAAAGATTTGAACAACATAAAGTGTCTAAACATAGAGTTGGTAACTTTATAAGAAAAAATCTAGACGTTGAATTTCATATTCTATTTGAAGGTCTTACGAAAGAAGAAGCTTATAGATTAGAATCTATTTTGGTTCCAAAAAATTATATAGAAAGAAACAAATTACAATTGTTAAATGAAAGAGCTGGCGGAGATATTCCACCAAGTTTTTATGATTTTGATATAGAAAAAAGAAAAATTCTAGCCAAAAAAATTTCTTTAGGAAATAAAAAACATTACGATAATGTAATTAACCGAGAAAAAAGAAGGATAGAAATGTTGGAATATCACTCTAAAAATCCACATGTTTTAGAGGAAAGAAGTAAAAAAAGAATCACACATTTTCAAAAAAATAATTTATTAAAATCATATGAACTCATTGGGCCTGATGAAAAAATTTATACTGAAAAAGATATGTCTATAGGACAATTAGCTATAAAATTCAATATTAATCAAAGATGTATGTACAATTTAGTAAATGAAAAAATAAATTGGTATAAAGGATTTAGGTTGTTAAAAAATAAAGATTATAAAAATCCCAACCAACCAATTAAATATTGTTTAATACACGAAGAAAGTGGGATAATTTATGAAGGTGAAAATGTAAATAAATTTTGTAAAGAACATAAATTAGATAGTTGTTATATCACCAGGATGGTTAAAGGAGCGAGAGGCGAAGGAAAAGAACACTATAAAAGATATAAAACACATAGAGGTTTTAAAGTTTTTGTCAAATAAAGTTTTATGTGTGATTTTTCACTAATCTCAATACCGTACCTAATAAATCTTTATACGGATTTTCTGAAAATGCATTCTTATCTGTTGCTATTCTTTTTAACTTATCAAAAATTCTAACAATACACAGCATATCACTATAACTGTCTAATGGTATTCCATTTGGAAACAATAACTTTAGGAATTGTTCTGCTTCTGCGAATGAATTACCATAAGCTTTATTTTTCTCTGTTACTAGTTTGCCCACTTCTTCTGCTACTAATTCAAATTCTGATTTTTCTGACATATTATTCATCCTGTTCTATGTTTATCAACGTTATAAAAACATATTCTTTATTTATAGTGATAAATCTTTTACCTACCAAAAATATCAAATAATTTATAATACCAGACCAATCATTTCTAGATCCTTGTCTTATGAAAACTCCATGTTGAATAAATCCTGTAAGAGAACCTTCTAATTTGTATAGTTTTCCTGGTATTAATTTTGTGTTATTCATATTTCAAGGGTGTTATGTGGTTATAATTACCATTAAAGTATTTTAGTTCTTTACCTATTAAAAAAGTTAACAAATTCGATGGTTCAATACGCAAAAAAATACCATATTCTGTTTTTTGTGTTAAAGCGCCTAATATACTATACAATTTTCCTGGTATTAATTCTTTATCAATCATAGCTCTACCAATGTATATTTATTGAAGTTTCTTGACATTGCTATTTCAATTTTTCCTACTAAAAAAACAAAATATGAATTACTAATAGCATATGAATTATTTGTTTCATCTAGTCTAAGATAAATGCCATATTCTGTTATATTTGTAAGAAAATTTTCTATCTTGTATAGTTTTCCTGGAATTAGTTTCACCGACATTTATTTATAACTCTTTAAATTCAAACAAATTAATATCTATTGGAACAATATCTTTACCAACCAAAAATGACGCCTCATAAACTCCACTAAACCGTAAAAAAATCCCTGTAAAATTATATTGACCTACCTCAGAAGCTTGTTCATCAAAAAAAGAATTCAAATAATATAATTTTCCTGGTTTGAATTCCATATGTGGGTCAACAATATTTTTGTTATTCGAAACACATGACATACGACGTAATATATTTGGTTGTTTACGTTGATTATCTGCTATAACTTGTATTGATTGCCAGAAATCTTTTTTCATTTATCTCATGATAACATAAGGATTCTCTTTTATCAACCAAAATTCTTCTTCTACAGGAGGTTTTTGTCCTTTCCTAAAGAACATTAATAATCTTCCTTCAGATGTATTATATACACCTATAATTGTAATATCTCCTACATGTACTTCATTATGGCAATTACTACATAATACAGCTAAATTACCAGGTAAATTTGTACATCTAGGATCTTTTCTAGGAATTATATGATGTATGTGTAATACACTCTTCTTTGTATTGCCACACACCTCACATTTAGTCTTCTTTAACTTCATTTATTAACTAAATATACACGGATATTAGAGTATGTATAAGTTAGTTAACTATATGAAATAATTAAGAAATTATGAACATTTTGAGTATAAACATTGTAAACATAAAATGCAACCTTCTTGATACGATAATTGATCAGAACCACAAGAGGTACATTTTTTATTATGTTTTGTGCCATTAACTATATATGTTTTTAGTACTCTGGAAACAGCTTTACTAAAACTAAATAAGTCATCATCTTTTTCACTGCCTTTGGTTACTTGTTCAACAATATATTGAATAGGTACACCATGTCTGAGAGATAAAGATAAAGTTCTGGTGAAAGCAGCTTCTGTAGCATTATCAAAAATATTAACTAAGTCTTTGATGACTGTTTCTTCTTCAGGACCTTTATCATGATCATAATGTAAATCATAACGAGCAACAGGATTTGTAGGACCATTATGTTTGACAATTTTACCAGTTTTTACTCTCTTAGGTATGTTTATAAACTTTGATAAACCACCTAAAATTTCATATGGTTTTCCATCCATTTTACCTACGAAAAATGCCCATTTCTCACCTTTAACTGTCATAACATGGATATCACATTCTAATTCTTGTGGTCTCTTAGGAGCATGATTTTCTACAACTTTATTATTAGCAGTTTTAACTTTATCATTATTTTCCAAAGTTTCTAAAACAACTGTCATAGTACCTTCACGGTACGTGGTAATTCCCTTGAGATTATTTTTCCAACCTTCTAAATAAAGATTATTAAAATCATCATATGGATAATTGTTTGGAACATTTACTGTTTTACTAATTGCCATATTTGTATAATGTGCACAACAGCTTAATACATCTAAATGTTCTTTTGTAGTTAATTCTTGCGCAGATGTAAATAAACCATTGTCTTTCATAATTTGAAATTTATCTTTATAAAAATCTTTAGCGAATTTTACTCCGTAATCTTCAACAAAAGTTTGTACTGTGATGCCTCTATTAGTATCAATTTCATAATTTTTATCTTTATAAGTGCCTTTCAAAATAGTTTCATCACCACGTTTTGCAAACTTAAAATGTTCTGTTTCAAACCATTCTGATTTACTAACATCTGGAAATTTCAAGCCATCTTGAACTAAATTTCTTTTTTCTGATTCATTAACAATAGACCAACGATAATATCCGTTAGTGTCAAAAACAGGTTCAATACCTCCAGAAACATTTCTGGCATATACTCCAGTATTTCCTGTAGGAGCATTCATGGATTGATGACTATTTCTCATTTCACCAATTTCCATTATTTGTTTCTTAACATCCTCAGAAATTTGCAATTGTTTCCACCAAAAAGAACTAAAATATTTTTCCCTATTAAACTTTTGGAATGATCCTTTTTCTTGCCCAAGTAAAGCACTTGTCATCAGTTCTGTTTCTGCTTTTGTTTTAAATATATTTTTTACAAACTCTAAAGATTCTTTGGAACCATAACGAATTCCAAACATAATATGTAATGAACCAAGACCCATGACACCACAACCAATTCTTCTCTTTTCTAAGACTGATTGTTTATATTCTGGCAATGGTGTGGTAGAGATATCATTAATATTATCTAAAAATCTTATTCCAAACTTGACTACATTTTTAAAATCTTCATAATCAAAATACAAATTATTTTTTTGATCTTTTTTAACAAACGAAACTAAATTTATAGAGCCAAGATTACAAACTCCTGTAGACATAGGGACCTCACCACAATTAGATATATTAAAACCATCACACCAGAAAGTATGTGTATTATTGTCTACAGTTATATCAAACACTTCTTCGGTAGAATTATGTTTTGCTTCTATTATTAAAGCTTTTTTATCAGCAATTTTATTATAACCTTTAATTTTATTATTTTTATATTTTTGTATAAAACCTATTTTCTGCAAAAAGATAAATCTATCAGTACTGATGTTTAAATCATATGATTCTTTACATGTATATGTCCCATTATTAAAAACAACGTCGTGTTTTTTATTAGTTGTATAATATGAACGTATCCCAACAGAATTTAACATTATTTGTACAGAATCAATTACCTTTTTAGAAGATGCTTTTAAAGTAATTCTATTTTTTACTACTGACCCATTGGCGGTGTATAAACCTCTCAAAAACCCCAAAACTTTTTTTTGATCGCCGTATAAAAATCTATCAGGAATTTTTCTATCATAAGTCATTGATAATTCATCGTATGTTATAGTAGTTTCTATTTCATAAACATTATTACCTATACCTGGGCGATGATTTTTTATTAATTTTGAAATTTCTGATTCAAAATAGTCATAATCATTTTTACCTATATATAAATGCACCAAATTGTTTGAAGCTTTGTGAATACTACCATCACCAAATACAATACCATCCATAATATCTTGTTCAGATAAACATTTCTTTTCATCCGAAAATCCTTGAATTATATCTATATTCTTAGCATGTTGTACTTCTACTTTTTCATTATTTTGTAATATTCTGTGATTTGGAGTACAAAATAAAGTCCCAGAAGTTGTTTTGTATGAATAAACTTCTTTGATTCCTGTAGACCATTTGTTCAATACAGTTGTCCAGCCCTCTTTAGACCATATAACGTCCCCAATATTAATATCACCTAAATTTTTAATTCCTTGCTTTGTCAATAATTTAGCAGATTTTGGTAAACAAGGATTTGTTGTTTTAATTAAGTCAAACCAATAAACAGGATTAAGTTTATTCGCTATATCTAAAAACAAAACTCCTGGTTCATTTCTATTATAGGTTGATTTCATTATTGATTCCCATAGTTCTTTAGCTTTTACGGTCTTATAGACAATGGTTGGATATTTTTTATTTTTCCAATCAGATAAAT